GGTAAAGGCGAAGACCGTGAGTTCTACATCTACGAGAACATGCAGGATCGGGATGCCGACCGAGCACGCATTATTAAAGAGCAAAAGCTTTCGAAAGATGACACCAGTATTGGAGATAGCTTAGATTCTTTGCGTAAAGAAGCATATGAGACAAGCTCACTTGTCCGTGAAGTTTTTGACGCAATCGACAGAATTCCTGTTGCTACAAATGAGACCGGTGACGTTACTGCAAAGTACAAAGAGACTCTCAAGGATGCAGTCTATCAAGGCTATTTAAATGTATTGCCTGAAAAGAGTTTCCGTGGCATGTTCAAACACCGTAAAGGTTTGGCCGGATACCGCACTGATCTAATTCAAAATATTGCCGCTATTGACGGCAAAATGAACCGACAGTTGGCTCGCCTTGAGTACGCACAACGTATCCGTAATGTCGTTAACTCTGCGCAAGAAGCTATTAAAGAACGCCCAGACTTACAACCGTTTGTATCTGAGTTACGTCGTCGTACAAATAATGTTTTATCCCCTGAACCACATAATGGCTGGGATGAAGCAGTAGGCGCTATTGGTCGTGTTGGCTTCGTTTATATGCTGTCCGGTTTTTCCTTGCCTTTGATTCAACCACTGGCCTTGGCTTCATCAGGTGTTTCTATTTTATGGGGTAATTACAAATCAAACCCAGCTAGAGTCGGTGCTGAATTGGTTAGGGCTCTTGGTAGTCTCCCTACATATGGAATGACCACTAAGTTACCTGATGGTAGCGTTCGTTACCAATGGCCTTCTCTTGTTAACAGCAAAACTTTGGTCGGGGATGAACTCCGTGCGGTCAAGGAATTCGGCCAAAGCGGTATGCACGAATCCACATTGGCAAGGGATATTTGGAACTATGCGGGTAAGCCGACCAGTAGTTTTGTTAAGACACCCGGCAAAGAACTTGAATACTACGCAAGTCGTACCATGAAGGGTATTGACACAGTTGTCGGCAGTCCTTTCCATATCATGGAGCGCTGGACTCGTGAGGCTCTATTCCTAGCTGCGTATCGACTTGGTATAGCCGACAAACTTAGCCACGAAGAAGCTGTTGCTAAAGCGATTGCCAATGTTAAAGAAGCATTAGGTGATTACGATACAAGTGCTAAACCCCGCTGGATGCAACGTGGTGTAGGTAAAGCGGCTTTTGCCCTAAAAACATTCGCCGTTCTTATTACTGAGCAGACTCTTGGTAACTTAATACGTGCAATGCCATTCTTGAATAAAGAAGGTAAGGTCGAGGCGCTTAAAAAGTTTTCTGGCATCATGCTGACTATGAGCGTTTTGGCAGGTGCAAGTGGAGCACCTTTAGCCTCTGTGTTCTATAGCGTTGCGGCTAGCATCGTTATGTCTATGGGTGGTGGTGATGATGACGACGATGAGGAAGAAGCCGAGTTACGTGAAATGGATAAAGGGTTGTGGTTCCGTCATGTATGGCTGCCCCGACATATCCCTGACGTAGAAATTGGCGGAGTTAAATTGCATGATTGGATTGACCGTGGTGTGTTGAACGCAATCACTGGAATGGATTGGTCTAGCCGTTTGCAAGTATCCACTGTGTGGGGCCCTGATATTCCTAAACCCGCAAAAACTACGATAGATGCTGCAACTAATTTAGCTACGGATTATTTGGGTGGTGCATATCTTGGATTGGCCAAGCAACTCATGAACGCATACGACGCTTACAGTCTCGGCGATAACCAAAAAGCCAAAGAGTTAATATCGCCTAAAGCTGTCCGTGATTGGTTAAGGTCCGAGCGGTATGAAGAAGAAGGTGTAAAACTTGGCGGTAAAGAAATAATAGAGCAAGGTGATTTACAACCGCTTTTACTTTGGGCACAAAAACTTGGATTTACTCCCGATATTGTTTCTATTACGCAGAAAGAAGGTATTCAGGCTACTGCGGCATTACAGACTGTAGACATTGAACGGGAAAAATTGTTAAAGAGATTAGATATTGCCGCAAGTAAAGACACGCCTGAAGGGGACGCTGAGTTTGAAAGACTGCTGGAGAAAGATGTTGAAGCGTTCAACGAAAAATATCCTAACGCGGAACTTAAGAACCGTGAAATAAATGCCTCGTTGGATAAACGGGATAAGCTACGTGCTGATGCTATTGCGGGGATAACCTTGACTAAGAAGCAAGCAAATGCGCTTACACCGTTGTTAGAGCGTATGGACGAACGCTTAAATATACAACACGAAAAGGCGGAAGCAAGACGTAAAGGGGAATAAAAAATCCCCGGCACTGGGCCGGGGCTAAGGAGGGTCTAGAGGAGAAATGTTGGCAACTGAAAAACCAACACCTCTATTTTAACTTATGTCCGCCAAACTCGTAAACCTTTTATCCCGTCTTCGATTACTACTTTTGTAGTGACTTCAATCTTTAAGCGACGGGTTACTCGGCTTATCTCTTCCCTAGCGGCCACAACATCAATGCAGGGTACAAAAAAGCTGTACCCTTTTTTAAAATTACGCCAGTTGATCTGATAACTCAGGGTCTCGATTCTCATTCGCACTGGCTCCTAACTGCAAGAACTCAGATTTAGATGCGTCAAACTTGAGCACTCGGACTGCGGGGGTAACAACTTTCATCCCCTTAGACAAGCGTTTGTTCATGGGCTCGACGTACACTCCAGTCTTTTGCAGTTCCTTGAGCGTGCCCTTGTAATTGATTTGGTTGCGTACACAGAACTCCCTAAACGCTTTAACCGCAATGAATAGTTCTTTGGTGTCTGGCTCGTAACGAACCATCAGCTCACCCCTAGGTTCCATAATAGGTGCAGACTCCATATTGGTACGGGCATCAAGCTGACCATTCACTACCACGGCGTTGTTGATGTGGCTGTTCATGAACTCACCCAATACAGCTACGATGTTCTCTTGTGGGGGCTTGATCTCGTAACGCATATCGCCGAGCATGGTCTTTACCCACTCATAAACGGCTAGCATATCGTAGTCGTGCAAACCGAGGCTCTTGGCAATCAAACCACCGGCTATGTTACAAGCCACCACACCTGACCAAAAGCGCTCACGGGCTGAGAACTGTACTTCTTTGTCGATCTTGGCTTGGATTTGACGCATCAGAGCAATTGCTTCTTCCAAGTTGTTGACTAGCCACTGCGCATAAATATCAATCGCATGGCCATAATTCTCACGCAACTGATGGTCAAACATATGCTTACCCACATCCACTGGAATGATGTTGTTGGGCTCGATCCGGTACTCTAGTAGACGCATGGACTCGCCGTCAGGTGAACTCTTGGCCACGCCGAGCTTCTCGTAAAAGCTGGCGTTTGATGAACAGAGCGTAATCCCTTGCCACTTTGTATTGTTCTTGCGCAGAGTATTGGTCTGCCCGTTCATGCGGTCTTTGCCTCGGCCTTGGCTGATACTGTATGCGAGGTCAGAGAACTCCATGCCACTCATGTTTGTGATCTCGTCGATCGTATTGGCTAGGTTGTTCATCACGCCGAGTCTGTGGATCTTTGCGTTGAGCGTGTCCTTGAACATGGACGTCAGGTCTTTGGGGTTCCCTGTGATGCTATTGCACATATGCAGAATGGTTGATTTACCTGTACCTGATTCGGGGTGAATGATGTTGATGATCGCACCCTCTAAGCCTGTGAACTTCAGCAACGGGGAACCAAACGCAGTCAGTGCGGCAAACGCATGGGGCTCCAATCCTTTCTGTGCGTACATATTAAATACTTCTTTCCACTTATCGAAGTCGCCCTTGATGTGCACCTTGTCTACAACATCCTCGGTTACCGAAGATGGAGGGCTGTAAAACACCCCATCCTTTGTGATCTCTCTTGTTCCTACAATGAACTTACTGTCGTTCTCGACCCAACCAAATTGTGTTCTCATCATCTCCGCCTTTTTCTCAAATTGTGAATTCTTCAGGGACGTAACAACATACATACCCAAGTTATCACTCTGCCCCTTGAATGTAATAATGCCATGCTCGGCCAACACGCTACGCAATGAATCCTTTGAACAGATCGTTGCCGCAGGTAATGTGAACTCTCTCACACCGTCTCTTGGTAAGTGCAGTCTGAATAGGGCTGTCTCACCGATCTCAGGGTCACGCATACGCTTAACCAAATAGAAGTCATGCTCGTACACTTTCTCTGCTTCTCCCTCGGCATCATCAGGCTTGCGGTACACGCCACCGTTTTTGCCCCGGAAGAATGGGAATGGATACTCAGGTATGTGGTACTTGATCTCCTGTCCAGTTTCCTCATCCTCTACAACAAACTCGTTGTCGTCAGGATCAGCTTCAGCTACCTCAACCCCTAGCATGATGGGGGATTTGATCTTGCCTTGGTGCTGACACCCGCTACAATACCCCGGATTACGTTCCTCGAAAGTCTCACAATGATGTGGCCCACCACGCTTACGAATGTTCCTCAGTTTGTTATCGACCTCGGCTGGATCGTACTCGGGATGCTCAGTGCTCATCTTATGCGCCGCCTCATCGCCGTCTACACAGAAAGCCGTAATCGAGAGAGCTGACTGCCATAGAGGTTCATCCACCTCGGCCTGATTCATGAAGCAATAGTTCAGTTGGGCGCAACCGTTCTCTGCTTTCATCATGATGGTCTTGAATCGCTTGACCTTGTTCTGCATCATGGCCTCCATCATGGGGCTCATACTCTGCGGTATAAAGTCAGGCTTTTCTTGCTCGGGTTCCGGCGCACCAAGCAGCTCCTTCATCTGCTCGTACGATAGTACCTGAGTGTTCTCGTTCCAAACCTCGACAGGCTTTGGAGGATCAGATTTAAAGTTAGCCGAGCGCATCGGACGCAGAACTCGAGATGCTTCAAACACCCGTGGGTCTACAATCAGATTGTGCTGAGCGCATAAGGCCTTGAGGGTCTTAGCTAGTGGCGTCCACTCATTACGATTAAGAGTGCGGTCAAAGACCCAGTAGGCATGAATGCCATTACCTGAGTTGATAAGTATTGGTTGCGGTAGTCCCACGGTCTTGCAGAACTTTTTGAGTTCATTCAGTCCGGTTTCTTGATCGAGATAGCCTTCGATCTTACCCTTTTCGTTTGGTATTCCCTTTGTGGGGCCGCAATCTATGTCCATCCACAATGAGCGGAAGTACAGTGCGTTCTCATGGGTTCTGTCATTTAAGTTGCCAAACTTGGCGCAACCAAAATAAGTCTCCCACTTTTTACCAACAAACTCTTGGATCAGTTCTTCAGCTTCTTCTCTCGTATCCGCAAATCTTTGGTCGGTGTATTTACCGATACCAATGACGCAATACCTGCCCTCCGTAGGCAATACGGTATCGAGAAGGTCAAACATTTTTTATTTATGCCCAATTGTTTCCATGTATTGTTCGATCTTAGGAGTTAGATTCGGGCGGGGGTGCGAGACCCCCTTGAACCAATTGTAGATAGCCTGTCGGCTCAGGCCGAAGTACTCGGCCACATCTGTAATCGGAACCCGTTTCTTGATACATACACGACCAAGGGCAACCCCAAGGTGTCGAGCATTCACCTGACGGTTAGACTCAACAATGTTAAGGCTGTATCCTTGGCTCATGCTTACTCCTCGTTAGACCACGCTTTGACTACGGAGGACAAGTCCTTCTTTGCAGTCGGTTCAGCTACGGTCTTTTTGCTCTCTCGCTTTGTGGGCTCGGGAGTTTCTGTGGCTACCGCCGCCTTTACAGGGGCGGGTGTGGGTGCGGGCAATGATTTACCGGCCGCTTCAGCTTGGTATGGAGTCATCACAACCATCTTTTGGATCTCAGGCTTTGAAGTCAGTGTACTTGTCACTGCGTACTCGTCTTTGTTGATGAATCGAGCGGGTGAAAACAATACAGACTGATTGTCATTGTCTTCGTTAAAGCCAATGGTTGTAACCACATAATCCAAAGACTTGCCGTTATTGGCCAAGTACTTGGTGTAGTTCTCAAACGTGAAAGCGTTGTCAGTAGTGGAGTCACCAAACAAAGACTTAGAAGCCAAGTTCATTTGGTATACCTCACCTTGCAGAGAAGTACCGAAGTCTTCAACCAACGCAACGGCCAGTCTACGTGAGTAGCGGCAAGCCTTAGAGTTACCCATGCCGGAACCCTTGGTGTTTTGTTGGCATGAATCACAACGTGATGACTGAGGATCAGCGGCTCCCTCGGCGGGTGTTTGACCGTCATTACTGAAGCAGTCAGGTGCAGTTGGCTCGGACTCGGGAGACCATGCCTTAGCGTAGAAGATACGTCCTACTGCGGGAGAAGCATTAACAATGATGGCGTCCAAGGAACCCTTGACCTTTCCCATCTCTTCAGTGCCCACCATCTTACGGAAGATACCGTTCTTTGGAACGATACGTTTGACACCGGTTTTACCGGCTAGTTTTTTTGTTAACTCACTAACACCTGCAGTTTGCAGAAAGTCGGGGAGGTCTTGGTTAAGTAAAGCGATATTGTTCATTTTTCAGTTTCCTAATTAAATTGCGATCCATTTGTAATCTACATGGTTGTCAGTATGCAGAACATACTGCGTATCTAATTCACCGTTACACCACGTAATGATGTGCACAACACTGGGGTCTAACACTGTGAAGAACTCAATAGTGCTCTCCATGTCTGTACAGTTGCCAATAGGCATGTGCACGTGGCCTGTGTTTTTTTCAAAGTCGTACTTTACAGATGTAACGATACAACCAAAGTCATGACTACTCATTTCTCAGTTTCCTTTTGAACGTCTAACAACCACGGAATAAGCATTCTCCACATTGAGACCAGCGGGGAGAACGGCGGGATTCTCGGCGAGGAATTCCTTCATGTTTGATTGATGGATACTCTTCGTCAACAGGCCAAACGCATCA